AAACTCGTGTGCGTCCATGAGAATGATGATTGTGAAAGAAAGAAAAAAAAAGAGATGTAGAGTCCCTTAAGTAAGGACACACCTTGAGATGTGTCCCTGCTTGAGAGAGTCATTGACTAAGTGGAGAGATCAAGCAACAGAATGCAGGCGCCTATGTGTAACCCAAGTGATTGCTTGAAGTTCATAAGCAGGCATCTCATTTTTGAGTGCTACGGCTACATAATCAGCCTTGATCTGTCGCCGTAACTTAACACCAATTGATGGAACATTTGCCAATGTAATGCGATCACCAAACCAAATAGAGTAGGCGTGACCATCAATGCATACATCATCTTGGCCGATGATACATCTAAAGAACTCGGTCAACTTAGGACCGCTAAGAATACTTTCGACCACATCAAGAGTAGGGATACAAGCAAGAATGCGCAGAGCCTTGTCTTTGTTCTTGCCGAATGTGCATACCTTGACAGTGTCACAAGCTTCAATCCCTGAAGTACAATAAACGTTGATCAAGTTCTCGGCGTCGATAAGATTACGCGTCCACTTATTACGTGGACTAAGTGCAGCAATCACACCACAAGCAGTGGTGACATCAACCCCGTATCTGTTGGATAGCTCGACTGCAGCATCCCTTGCTGTGTCATACCAATCTTGTCCCGCTACTACATCAGCAACAGAAGCAAGATCGAGCACGGCCTGGATGTGCTTTTGATTCTGGGTGTACATAATTGACCTAGTGCAGTGAATGATTAATTAAATACAATCGCAGGCTGTGTGCACATAACCGCATCCATAGGATGGATTTTTGTACACTTGCCAAACTTTTTACACTTAGAATCGTAAGCTGTCAGATTATGATTAACCCATAACCCAAGACTAATCAATGGATTAATCATTAGGTTAAGGATTGCACGCCTACTGACTTTGCTATACCTGTAAATCGATCCCTTCGACCATGCAACCTCAACGATTCCATAGACTGGATCGATATACATTACCTCAACAGCTTTTGAGGTTCGGTGAGTAACTCTGAAGTACAAAGCAATGAATAATAAATGGATGTGCCATGATCAATCAAACGGGTGGCTCCGTCTATCGCTGAGTCAGTGTTAAACACTGGTTACCTGGTGCCGTGGTAACTCGCCTCTTAGTCAGCGGTAACTATTTAGTTGTCGAGGTGCTGTGTCTATCATTGCACAAGTGGAGAGGTTCCGCTAGGTCAATGGTGACACTGTAATGATTGGCTCGTTCAGATCTGAAGTAGAGTCTTACTGAAGCCAAGGTATCTAACGCTAGGCCAGAGCCATCGGGGCGGTCGATGCATCAAACATGGCAGGTGATTAACGATTGGTCAACATCAGATTATACAATTGATGTGCATATTTTATACCAACCCAGTCATAGCAAAAGGTTAGAAACAGAGGCGCAACAGATAGATATAGAAAGAGAGCAAGATATTGACTGCGCTGGACAGCTTCGACCCAATAAATAGCCTTAACCCTAGTGAATTGCGTTAGTTTATGGAACTAAGGGAACCAAAACACCCCCTTGGGGGCTCCTGGATCCGGCGCATATAGAGGATAGGGCAGACAAAATTATGTAATTTTTTCCTCTTGAACCACAAATGAACATTCAATCAGTCGATTGTCGTAATCAAACGCTTGAATAACGTAAACATCTGGTGCTACGTTAACAAGACCCACAATTACCATAGAAAAAATGTATTCACACATTCAAACTACCATTTTAGTATCAATAACAAGTTCTTCATCGTGAGCTTCAGGACCAAACCCTTCAGACTTAATGACATTCATATCAATAGGTTCTTTAGGTAAAGATAAAGCAATAAGAGGTTCCATCCAAGCATACAATTCTTTGGATGAATCTAGGAACTTAGCTGGACCTAATACTTTTTTCATTTCTTTAACAGTAGTCACACCTTGACAGGTAAACTTATAAAGAACAGTAAAGAAATTAGGACCTTCACGAACACGATGAAACTCTACATGTAGTCCTTTTGTATTGTGTATGTATTCTGGTTTATGCATAGTATCTAAGAGTTGATAAGTAGAAACATTCAGTGTTTCCAAAATCAACCGGGAGTTAGTAAAAGTTAAATAAATGTTGTCTTTTGAATTTAACTTGTGGGCGGTACTTACAAAATGTCCATTCAGCGGACATAAGTAAAGGGGATAATTACTATCCCCCTTAGCCAGAAAGGCGAGTCCACCCTACTCTCCTCCCTGTATACGGTAGGGGTTTCTCTTAAAACCAGGTGGGGACTGAACTTTTAGGATTACCATTAGCTTGACGTCTTTGGTTAATATCCATACCTAAAACCATGTGATTAGCAGCAGCTTGGGGGTCATTTTGCCACTGTGCGAGCATATCATTCCATTCATCCATCTTACGATTTTTGATTGATTCATGAGCGGAGATAGCAAGTGCATCAGTAAAATATTTAACACCTTGAGCTAGACAGTCAATTCTGTCATCGTGTTTAACGGCACCTTTTTCTTTACACATGCGGCTCATTTGATAAAACAGCATATACATAAGACGTTTTTCAGGGGCTTCATCTGGGTTAGATTTAAAGTCCCAATCAATAACTGATTTATCAACGACTAATCGGTGTTGGTTAAGGATAGGTTCAAGAGCATCAATAATCCTATCTTCTTTACGAACATTGGCACGAACCTCTTCAATATCAACTAATTGTTGACGTTGGATAAGGTGTTTTTTAAATAATTCAGCAACAATACCATCACCAAAGTTAGTTTCAATAACTAATTTAGTAACGTTATATTTTTTACAACCTCTAAGAATATCTAGCAAGGTATTGTCAGAGTACCCATCTCTGTAAGCACGCATTTCGTGCAAGTAGAGGAAGCCGTTTTTTTGAGATATGAATGCTGCTGAAGTTTCGTCAGTTCCTCTACCCGAAGGGTCAACCGAGCAGATTGTTTCTGAGTAAGGTGTCCACTCACCAGTGAGTTGCATTGGAGAATAAAAGTAATCTCCTGGGAGACCGACTGTGGGTAAGTCTTTAATAAGGTTTTGTGGGTCTGAGCACCAGACGACATTGTCAGGAGCAGAGGAGGGGTTAACAGAAGTAACCACAAGGTCTGCCATTTTAAGAGGGAATTTTTCTGCATCACTAAGGGAAGTATCGAGCATAAACTGAAGCATGAAGTTGCTACGGCCCATAGCAGCTTCACGTTCAAGTAAGTCATTAGCATCAAACCGATCAGGATCAGTAACTGACCAAGCTTCAGCACCGTTATCGATGTCAGCTTGTAATTGAGGAGCCATCAGTCCTTCGTAATTAGATGTTTTACGAGGGATACGTGCAGGCCAAACAAAAGGTTTGTAGTTACGTTCTGCTAGTTTTCTGTAGACAGTAAATGTAGTTTGTGGAGTACCTAAGTACATAATTCTGGAGTCATCCTTAGGAGTAAGGATAGATTCAGCCTCAGTACAAAGTTGTAGAAGTTTCTCGCGCATCATCTCAGAAAGTGAGTTGCCGGGAACCTCTATATCGTCGAGGATCATCAGGTCGGCCCTAGAACCGGTCAATTGCCCCGTTATCCCGACTGACTTAACAGAAGGGGCCTGGTGGGGGCTACAAGCAACGTCAAAGGAGATACGAGACCAACGAGAGTCATCACCCTTAGGCTGTAAGTGTTTAAGCCAAGGTGTCTCAATAATCAGCTTCTGAAGGAAGATAGACATGTTGTCAGCACGTTCCTTAGAAGCCGAAATAATCATGATCTTTTTTTCAGGGTTATTAAAAAGCGTCCACAGAACAAAGGCTCCAGTAATCCAGCTTTTTCCCACTCCACGGAAAGCTTGTATTTGAAGACGTTTAGGTCCATGTTGAATATAGTCTGCGATTGCATATTGTGCTCTAGTGGGTGAAGGTAAATCAAGTTGTTCCCACAATGCTTGTAAGAACAGTTTAAAGTCAGCCTGTAAGGCATGTAAGACGTTTGTCATCTAGTCATTAAGGTCATTGGTCGCGGAACCCAAGTTTCTGGTTTATTAGGCTCTTCATTTGCAAATTGTTCTTTTGTATGGTCTACAAACGTTTTAGCAGGGCTAGTTCCAGTCAAGCCTTCAACTAATTGATCTAAACTCATTAAACCTTGCATATAAGGTCCAGCTACAGGGACATAGCCTAAAGCTTTTCCAGCAGCGTATTTACCTAAACGTTTAACAACATCCGTAGGATCAAATTTGACATACTTACCATATTTACCCCCTTGAGCACGTGGTTGCCAAGTATCTTCTGAGATACGATTTCCGTATCCCTTTTGAACTTCCTCATATTTAAAATCACTTACCTTTTGCTTATATGGATAAGCTTTAAAAGCACCTTTAGTAAACCGGTCATACGCTTTTGCACGAGCATTTGGTTTACCGGGTTCATCCTTAAATCTAGTATCAATTAAGTCATCATCAATAGGTTGAAATGTATACCGTGAATCGAGTGTCTTATCAATTCTAGCTGCAGGTATTTCGTCAATCATTTGATTAACGGTTGCACGAATACCGTACTGTTGAACTTTGGTAGAAGGGTTAGTTGGGCGATTATAACCAAAATCTTTATTTTGAAATGACAAAGAGGCTCCTTTATTTGTAGGTTGTAGATCAACATTAATACCAGTAACTGGATTAATAATCATGAGACCACCATGTTGGTTACTCTTAGGTTGATTACGTTGTAAACTATCTAAAATGCGTAGAGCTTCCATTGCATCTGGACTAGGACCACCTCCAAGAGGCATTCCTAATTTAAAAAGAAGTTGAGAACGTTCTGCTACTGAAAGATTTTCTGTATCAGGTTTAGAGCTAATTTTTGGTTCCATTTAAAAAGCCGCCCTTACGGACGGCAATATGTTTAGTAAAGTTAGTTAATATGTTTAGCTAAGACGTACTCACGTAAATGGTTAACACCAAACGTTGTACGCATAAAATCTAAATAGGGCTTGCTTGCCTTGTTCTGATTACATCTTTGACAGGCTGGTACGATATTAGAGGCGATAGTTTCGCCACCAGCACTGCGTGGAATAACATGATCGAGAGTAAGATTAGATAATTCATAAGATTCTCCACAGTAGACGCATGTACAGTCAAAATGTTCCTTTAGAGCTTTGCGCCAAAGTTTTTTAGACATAGAACTATTCATGGCTATCAGGTTTTGTAAATAGTGATCAGGTGTAGGAAGCAAGGGTGTCATCAGCGAGTTCGTTTGTTATTACCGTGACCATTACGTGCACGATTTATTTTCATAGATTCACGTCTAAGATTACCCTTGCTGTCATGAGACATATCGGGTCCTCCTTTGCCGTAGACGCCGGCTTTACGACGTGCTTTATTTAAACGAGATCTGTATGCTGATTTACCTGGTTTTTTGTTATATTCCCGCATGTAACTGCGGTGCTTTGCTGCTGCTTTAGGATTAGCTGCGTAATATCGAGATGTTTTACCTTTTTCCATATAGACGAGATTGAACCATTTCAGGATCTACTTTTGGAAGCATTTTTGTAAGTTTGTCTAGAGGATTACCGTCATAAGCAATTCCACTAATATCATTTTTATGCAGCCAATCACAAGCTGCTTTTAGTTCATGAGCAGTAGCTTCTCCAGCTTTAATGCGTTTAAGAAACTCCTCAGTAACTAAATTATGCAGTTCATTAAACTGATCTTCAGTCGCTTTCTTTTTTGACACTTGCTTTCTTAGCTTTGGTTTTCTTTACTACTGGTGCTTCAATTGCATAGCGTGTCTCACCTGGTTCATGTACTAGGTGTGATTCTGCACGTACTGCTTGTTCAGCAGTTTCATAAGTACCAAGCACTTTTTGAGTACGGAGGTCTACTACGTTGTAAGACATAATTAATTCCTAAGGACAATTTGATCTAATTTGTTTTCAATACGCACCATATGGTCTTCCATACGTTGAACCATGACTGATAAATCAGCCTTAGATACATAGTCTTGAGCCACGCCAAGTTCAATGGCATCGATACGTCTGTCAAGACCACTAATGCGATCATGTACATTATTTATTCTGTTGTGTAATCTGTTATTTAATGCTGAGCCACCTGCAACTATTGCAATGACAGCAGCTACAAGTGCTTCCATTATTCAAGTGAGACTATTGGTACAACGTCATTACATAAAACTTCGACTCGACTACCGGGTCTAAAAGTAAACCCAGATTTCATAATCTCAGTACATTTAATTGCCCTGACTAATTCATAGTCAAGACGCATCTTTTGTTCGTGTTTACGGGCGATACTTTTACAGGTTTCTACCATGCCACCATCTAGTGGTACTGAGAAGTTCAGTTGTAAGCCAAAGTTATTGCTTCGTACATACCCAGTATGATCGTGTGGAACAGTATCATTGCCCATATAAAAGGGCGAGAATTGCATGGTTGTTCCATTACAACTATTGTTTGCTGCAAAGTATTGGCGAGATGGAGCTCCATTGTTCTGGAATTGCACCGCCTGATTAGTAACATTGCCTGTTGCAGCGGCTACAGGGTTAGATGAATTTTGTACTGTTGGTTCTTCATTAGCAAACACTGGGTTTACTGAGAGAAGACCGATAATGAGGTAGTAACAGTATTTTGTGTAATTGCTTCTGTTACTAAGCTGTCTTCGATTTTGCCTGCTGCCCGTGTCACAACTTCTAGTTGAAAGGCGTTGCCAGGCGTTTTTAAAGTGAACTTGGTTCCAGTGGCTGAGATATCGTCTCCACTGGCTTGAATATTTGTTCCTGACCATGATGAATAAGCACCACCGTATACGTTTGTAGCAATGGTGCGGTCAATATCAATGGTGGTGGTGGTGGTTGACTGCATTGAACCTTGCGTGAAATTAGGGGTTACCTGAGCAGATACTGGAGCTGCAATTAAAAGAAGTAATAGTAGTTTCTTCATTTGTTTTTTTCTCTTGAAATAGAAAAGGTTGCTAGAGTTCCGCTTAGAATTGAAGCGACATATGTAGGGTCCATCTTTTCCATCCAT